TTAGTATCTGCTGTTATTGTGTTTGTGTCTGCTGTAAATGGTTTGTTGCTTTGAAAAACTAAAACATCTACACCCTTTTCTGTTTCTACTTCAAAAATGCTAATAGTAAATGCTCTGTCTGAAATAGTATTATTCTCTTCTAAATTTAAAAATACATTGTTACCTACTATGTTAACAGTAATCCAATCAGGAGGCGTTGTAGTTCCTTTAACTTTAATATTGTTAACGTAAACAGACTGCGTTTGCTCTTGATAGTTTGCGATAATTTGGCTACGACTTGCTGTTATTGATGCAATGTTATTATTAAAGGAATTTATTAACGTTAGTGATGTTTCTCCGTTTAATAAATTACTATTATAGTTGTCTATTCTATAATATTCATTCCTAATCTTTATTACATCGTTTAACTGCAATTTAGTCAGTATTGTTAAAGGGATTTTTTTAGCATTAAATCTAAAAGTACGTCTTTTGATATTGAAAATTGAATCTATAAACTCCTGATAGTAGTTTGTGTATAGATTGTTTAACATTATTAATCCATTCCACTCGTTAAACTCCGCTCCAAATATCAAAGAGAACTGAGGATTTTCAAAACCTTGTGAGTGTGATGGTACATTTAGCGTTGTTATTTCAATTTTTGTGTTTGTATCATCAATAAACGCTACTGTTTTGCCTGATAGATTTTGATTTGAGTTATAAAATAAATGCGGTTTTGGATTAACAGGGCTTATTTCAGCGTTAAAAATCCCTCCATACATTACATTGGTATTAATATTGTCCTCTAAATCAGGTAATCTTTCATAAATTATTTGCTCAAAAGGTACTTCAACATCAAAAGTATCTCCATCTAATAACTGACCATCTTCATCTTCTAATATTGTAACTTCATCTCCGTATGCTATACCTGTATTTGTTAAAAATTGACTATTTAAAAGTGTTTCAGGCTCTTGGAATTTAAAGTTAATTGTATTTAGAATGTTTCCTCTCTCTACTTCATAACTATTAAAATCAATGTATCTCGTTAAATCGTATAATTTGCCCTGAGCATAATAATCATTTAAAGTATTAATATAAATGTTATCGTATTGGTCAGCAATAACCACTAATTTAAACATCGAAAACAACCCTTTTAAAAAATCAATTATTTTTATTTTAGGAAAGTTATTTGAAACCTCAAAAATATAATCGTAATCTATTGTAGGTGTTAATGCATTTTTAGTTATAGTAGTTACATTAAAATATCTAATAGCAACACTACACGCATAGCTAATTGAGTTTGATGCAACCATGTGAAAGGTATAGCTAAACGGAGTATTGACACCATTCTCTAATGGTATCTGTATAAATTCAGTTTCTAATGTTCCTACACCCTCAAACTCGGCAACCTGTACACCGAAATTTTTAACTACAATTTTATAAGGTACTGCACCACTATAAGAATTTACAAGTATTTTATATCGGTAATTGTTTAATAATCCTGCGCTCTGTGTATTTAGCCACGTGTCAGTAGTATAATTAAAACCAACGTCTGATGCATCTCCTGAGGTAAAATTAATTAAACTTTCATTTTCAACTGCGTTTTCGTTTGCATCTCTATTAAGCCACATAAATATATCAGCAAATTCTGAACGTCCAAAAAAATCATTACTAAAAGTTATATTGTATTTGGTTTGTATCGCTTCAATTATAGCCGACATTTTAATACTCGGCTTTAAATTGAAATAGTTAACGCCTACATTCGCCCCTCCACCCCATGCAATATTGGCTAAGGTTGCCGTATTAACATTATCTGACGGATTGTCTTTGTAGTATAATTGCTTTTTACTAAATAAATTATAAATAATATTTCCACTAAATAATGATCCTGTTAACCCATCTTTTACATTATCAGAGTTATATTCGTGGTCAAACTCTGAAAAATCTAAACTTGACAATTCATCATCTTTGAGTTTATCTTTTAAAGATACTAAATTACCTGTGAAATTAATTGTATAACTCGATGGTTTGTTTTGTTTTACGTTTACCTTTTGAAGTTTCCATTTACCGAATTTAAAAGGTATTCCTCCCAATTCAATACGTCCGTTTACTTTTACCCTTGCATCAAAAGTATTGTCTATTGTAGCATCATAATAATGTTTGAAAATAATATTATTATTATGGGTTGCAGGTACGGTAAAACTTTTACTATAATCTGTCGAGTTTTTAGTAATATCGTTAATGTTGCCAATAGAACTATTGATTTCTATTGGTTCATCTTTATATAAATCGAGCCTTGAATTTTCTATGTAAACGTTGCTTATCATATATTGTTTATCTCGTTATAAGCATAATCAAACTCTAATTCGTAATTAATTAATCTGTCCTCTGCACGTGTTTTATATTGTAGTGAACTACTCGCAACATTTAAAGGAATATAATTACCATTTAGTAAATGCCAACAACTCTCACTTAATAATAATTGTTTAAATGTTTCATTCATTACTTCTTTTACAAACCCTGAATTTATTTTAAACTTTTCTCTTCCTTGTACGTTGTATTTTATAAACTGATGGTTGCCATCTAAAGGCTGTCCTCTGTCGCTTTCAAACTCTTCTTTTGTTACTGATAACTCTTCTTTTACCGCTTTAAACATTGTTACTATCTGTAACGCTCCATCTTTGTTTTTAAAAGCAATATCATAAGGAGTATATCTACACTCATCAGTAATCAATAACGTTGTTGTAACGCCATTAAAAACGATTTCAATATATTCATCTGTTCCCGCATCAACAACATCAATCCATAAATTTTGCACCATTTCAGCACTATTTAAAGATGTAGGCTCTTCAATTGATAAGTCAATATTATTATTTGGGTATGATATAATTGTAATTGCCATTATATTGTAAGTATAAATATATTTGAATATTGAACAGTAGTACTTAAACTTTTCAATCTGTACCATTTTGTTTCCAATACAGGAGAACCACAACCACGAGGCGAGGTGTTACTACCTACTGAGTAAGTCCATGTTGCGCCCTCGTTTGTACTTGTTTCAATTGCTACACCGCTCTCTGTGTATGTTCCGTTAAACTCAAAGTAAATACAACCATCGTCAGGGTCAACATCTGTAATAGTTGCAAAGTTAGGCGGATTGCTCTCTTCAATTAAAAAAGGAAATACAAATTTACCTGTGCGACTAACTTTAAATTCTGTTCCCTGTAATAAAATATTGTTTGCAGGTAGCTGTGTATTTTTCCCCTCTAATCCATAACCATAGCCTTGAGTCATTAAGAAAATCTGTACATAACTCGGTACGTAATCCTCAGGATCTGATGTTGTATATAGTACTTGCGTTTGTACCCATCTTTGATTTAATCCATTTTCAAGTTCTGTATTGTCTGAAAAACTTGGTATAAAATCTATGTAATCATTTATTAATAATGCTATATTAATCTCATCATCTGTACTCGCTAAAGTTGGATTGTCTTTTGTGATTTCATAGATAGGTTCTGCTGGTGGCTCGTTCTTTTCTCCATCCCACACAAACAACTGCAAAGTGTAAGAAGTACAAACCTCTAAACTAATAGGCGCAACTCTTGGCACTTCTAAATAATAAGGCGATAATGATTTTATCATTTCAATGTATCTTTTAAAAATGTATCTACTTCTAATCCGTATGCTTGTAACAATTCATCGGGTAATTTTTTAAACGCTAATTCAAAAGGTCGATTAAAAAAGTTGCTCGGTCTGATTCCTTTATTCCAAATGCTATTTCTAATTAAAAAAGCCGTTTGGTCATAACTCATAAACTTACCTGTACCTCTGTTTGTAAATTGTATTCGTTTACGCTTTACCCATCCATCTATTCCTTTTGTTAGTCCTCCTGATGCTCCACTTCCTGAACCAAATTTAAAAGGCGAGTTTGGTGCTTTTGAACTGCTTGTTACTCCTTTTACTCCTTGGTCAACAAACTGCCCGTAATCGGACATTTTAAATGACAATCGAAAACTATTCTTTGACACTTGTAATTCATAACCGATTGAATTATATAATCCTCCTGTATCTTTTTTGCCTTTTTTTGTAAGGTTGCTTTTAGATTGTTGAACTATATATTTTCCAAAGTCGGTTAGATATGTTTTAACTTGGCTCACAAAGATTAATTGTTGTGTTTGGTACTTCTACTTCAAAACTTAAAATCCATCCATCTAATAAATTACCACGTGTGAAAGTTTGTATTTCCAATGTAGGGTTTTCAGAAGATGTTATATTAACCTTTTCAAAATCGGTGTACATTTTTAACCACATACGATTTAGTATTGCTAAGGTTGTATTGTGATTATCCACTTCATTATCTTGTCCCCAAAATTTATCTGTACTAACTTCTTTGTTTATATCTCTAATATCAAACGCTCCAATCTGAACTCCGAATTTTACTACTGAGCCATTTGTAAAACCTGCATCCGTGATATTGATATGAACCAAAGGAAATATATTTTGTTTCTCTAAATCCAATGCTTCAAAATCTCCTTTTGAAACAGTGTTAACTAATATATCAGCATCGGCTAAAGATTTAATATAGTATAGTAATTCGGTGTATTGGTTCATATATCTATTTGATTATTATTTTTAGGCTTCATTAATTCAATCTTCAATTTGTTTTTATCTATTTTGTGGCAAAGGTTTAAAAGGATTTCATGTACATTTAATTTTAATACTTTGCTATGATTCCATATTTTACCCTTTGCTAATTCGTCAATGGTTGCATACCATCCCCATTTACTAAAATATCGCTCTGCGCTGTTTCCCTCGCTTGTTCCTGATTCTCTAATTTCAGGATATAACTCGTTAACTCTGTTGACAAATTCAGAAAAAAAAATAATGCTCCGTTAACCACGCTCATAGGTGTTAACTTCATAGCCTCCGCCCATTCGTTTGTTCCTTGATATTCCGCAATAGAATAGTTACCGAATGAATCTTCTTTTACTATCGGACGAAATAAAATAGCCATTAAATTATGTAATGTATCGGGTTGCGTTCCATACTTGCATAAATCAAAATACTCTCCTCCTGTAATCTTATCAAAATTTGGAATAAAACCAAATTCTATTTCCTCCATTTTAAATCTATTTTGAAATTCAAACGGAGTATTTATAGATATCTCGATTTGTAATAAGATTTCCTCTTTGTCTTTTTGTGTTAGTAATTTATACGCATCAGGTTTAACTCCTGTAAATATTTGTATTTTACGCTGGTCAAATTGGTATGTATCTAAATCGGTACGGCTTAATAACTCTACATACTTTTGATATTGGTACAGAGTTATGTCCTTGCTATGTTCAGGTAAAGTAATCTTCATATCTATATAATAAAATAATTGCGTTTTTGTTACTTAGCGAATGTCTATTTTATAGTTTGAGCCTAAATGATAAACAACGTTGTATCTTATACCATCTATTGCGTGATTCCAATTATCTAAATATAACTTACTGCCTTTATCTAAATAAACATAATTGTTTAACTCCTTTGCAATATTTTGACTATTGTGTTCAACTATAATTTCATAGTCCTGCATCAAACTAACTCCAAACTCAATAGGTGGTTTATCGCATCTTACAATGTTATTACCTTTGTACCTTAGTTCATCTATTAAACGTCCCTCAGCATTATCTCCAATAATTAACTTTCTATCTGTATAAGTTTTATTTAATTCAAATATCTCAGTAGTAGTTAACTTGACTTTGTAGAAACATTCCTTTACGTAAATCTTTTTATGCTTTTTATCTATTGCAACCTCAGTTAAAGTTGTAGGGTCAATTGAATATCCGTAATCCTGACCAAATGAAGTCTGTAAGTTATCAGGGTTAAACTCTCCAAATCTCCAATTTGTAAATACAACTCCCTCTGCTTTATCTAACCAACCACCTAAAATAACGTGCTTATATTTTATAGAGTTTGTATCTCTAATGCGTTCTATTTGATTTATAAAACTTTCAGATAGATTTTCTTTGTTGTCTAAGTACGTTGTATGAATATAGGTTGTATCTCCTTTTACAATATTACTACCTGCTTCTACTCCTTTACTTTCAAAGAAACGATTATAAATAAAATGCTCTTTTGTAGCTGGGTTTAAAATAAGTATAATGCGGTTTTGTTTGGTCTGATGCCTAATAGATAAGTCAATCTTATCAAAAATATCTTCATCTACTAACTCCTCCGCTTCATCTAATACCCATGTTGTAACACCTGCTAAAGATTTAAGGTTTGCGGTTTGTGTTCCGCTTGACGTTTTAATTCCTTTGAATAGTATTTTACTTCCTGTAGTTTTATTAATTATTTCGTCTTTGGTAATATAAAAATCATTATGAAGTTTTGCTGTTTCAATCTTATCTATAAACTCAGGAATAATAGAAACGTTTGCTGATGTTAAAGTATAACGAGTAAATAAAATAACGTGTCCTGTTTCATATGTAAGCAAAAGCAAAAAGAGGTTAACGGAATATGATTTACCCGAACCTCTACCACCTGAAACAATAAAATATCTACTATCGCTTCCTAATGCTTTATATTTATTCTTTATTACTATCAAACTTAAATAAGTCTTTTATATCAAAGTTGTTTAGATTTACGTTTTGATCGATAGTTTCTTTTGGTTTGCCTAAGTAATATTCTAAATACAATTTAATAGCTTGTACATCGCCCTTTGTAGTCGCAATATCTTTTAGTTTTTCAATTACGGAAACTACTTCATCTTCTGTTGATGCTTTATCTAACAAATCCAAATACTTGTTTTTTCTTTTATCAACTCCTAATGATTTTGTTGAATGTCCTCCGTTGCTTTTTCTCTTATCCTCCATGATTAATATAAATTAATATTTAATTATTCACATTCAATTTTTGCATAGTTATAATTCACATTGCTTACTTGAAAATAGTTTCCATAGCTTTCGTTGTTGCAATCAAATTCGATAGGCTCTGAGAACTGTTCTACATACGTCCCTGATGGTGCGCCTACGTTTGGAGTGTAAAGATAGTAAGTTATTCTACAATCGCAATCCGTTACAATTGGCTCATCGTTTTCGCAAGTTCCTGAGATAAGAACAAATGCGAGTAGGGTTAATAGTAATTTAGTTTTCATATAATTTTTTTATTATTTGCTTTTTACTTAGTTTTGTTTCTGATAACATATCTGTTTTAAATCTTTTTTTATTCTGATTATAAATAGCTGTTATCCTATATTCGTTAGATGTTTTATTTTTTTTAATAATGATTACATCAATTTTCATAACTCTCAAATACTTTATCTAATTTGTCAATCATAGCTATAATAGCTTTTACATTACAACTTGCACACTCAGGAATCCATACCTGTCTACTGAAAACTGAGGCATATAATTCACAAACATAAACCACTTGCGCCCATGACATTGTTAATGTTCTAACCTCTCTAAACGTTTTATAATCGTTGTACTCCTTTTCAGTCAAACATCGTGCCTTAAATCGATAGGGAAGCAGTTCGTTTAAAAACTCTTTACGTTT